ACACTCAATCAACCTGTAATACTTGTAGTGGTAATGGACTTGGTTCAGAGGGTAGCCCTTTTGCTACCATTGAAATCAACCTTCAAAAAAAGAACGCCACCAATCCAGATGTTCAGACACCAACAGGTGCGCCTGCCGGATATATTCAGTTGGACATTGCAGCACTTGAATTCCAGAAAAAGGAAATTGACGATGACATTTACAGAGGCTTTCAGGCTATCGGTCTGGAGTTGCTTGCTAATGTTCCAATGGCTCAGTCTGGAATTGCCAAACAATACGATAGGAAGGAAATCAACACCTTCTTTTTTCAGGTAGCCGTTCATTTGGGCTATTTGATTGAGATCATGTCTGAATTGACATTCCTTCAAAGGTATGCCTCTGAAATTGACAATGGTCTGGTTAATCAAGACCAAATAAAGGCCAATACGCCCAACGTAGTAATCCCGACCGACTACGACATCATTACGACTGAAGTCCTTTCTGCGAACCTTTCACAAGCCATTAAAGACGGGTTTGATCCGATCATTACAAACGGATTGACTAAACAATACACCGAAAAAGTATTTGGTGAGAATAGCTATCAGTTAAAGCTAGTCACGGTTAAGTCCGTGATTGATCCATTGCCGTACATGACAAGTGAGGAAAAATTGGTACTCAAAGATTCAATGGGTTGTAGTGAGTTGGACTATGTGACATCAGCGTACCTTCCGGCATTTGTTAATCAGTTGATTGAAGCTGATATGATGTGGCTCGACAAGGATCGTAAGATTCAGCGTGAGGATGTCCGTAAACTGGCACAAGACAAGCTTGCTGAAATAAAGGCAAGTATTATTCCGATAGTTCCGATTGGTGGGTAAACAAAAAAGCCCTACCATTTCTGGTAAGGCTTTCAACTATGCAGCCGCACGAACCTGTGCAGGGGCGAAGTTTACTTGAATGGTTTTGCCGTTTATGGCTTTGAAGCACTCCCTCAGATTCTATCGCTGTCTATACCAGTCGGCCCCAAGTTAAGAAACCCGTATTTCTACGGGTCAGGCCGCAGGGACTACCTGCGGGGCTGTTAAATTTTTGCCGTTCCTATCGGAGTTCAGAACGGCTACCCGACGAAGGGTATTTGTGGAGCCGGAGGGATTCGAACCCACGTCCAGACAATAAAGTTACATTCGGTACAAATGCGCTTCGGTGCAAATATACTAAATTTGCAAAATGATCAGCGACAAACAACTTGAGATAATCCGTAAGATTCAGACTTTACAGGCTGAATTGGAAGAAGGCATGAATTCCCGATTGCCGGAAATCTTTAAAGGCTTGTCTGATCAGGTTATTGAACTGACCAATGATTTGCCATTGGACCCAAAGAAACGGGCCGCAAATATTCGTGCCATCATCGGATTGAAAACCCAATTGACCAATGTCATTGTCACCAATCCCGAATATGTCAAAGAGGTCGGTCGGGTTCTGGATGGATTCAAAGACTTGAAGAAACTATCTGATCTTTACTTTTCAGAACTGATTGACGGTTTCAATGCCAAAGAGGTGCTTTATCAGGAAATCCTAAAGGCCAATGTTGAAATTACAAAGGATATGCTTTTGGGGTCAGGCATCAGGAACAACTTTGCCAATGCAATACAAGAAACCTTGTTAGCCAATGCAAGTGGAACGACCAATAAAACCCTTTTGCAAAAAACAATGAGGCAGTTTATTGAAGGAACTGAAACGGAGAAGGCGTATTTGAATAGATATGTTTCACAAACGACCAACGACAGTATCATGGCCTTTTCACGGAAATACAACCAGACAATTGCCGAAGACTTAAATCTTCAATTTGGGTATTATAGTGGCACTCTCATCGGGGATTCACGTTCTTTTTGCAAAGCACGTGCAGGGCGTTATTTCAAGAAATCGGAAGTCGAAAACTGGGCTAATCTTGGAAATTGGGATGGACGTTCGAAAGGCACTACAAAATCCACAATCTTCTCATTATTAGGTGGTTACAACTGCCGCCACGACTATTTTCCGATTACTAAAACTCAGTATCGGGTAGCTGAACAAAGAGGACTGACGGGATTGAAGTAATTCCCCTATTTTGTAATTGTTAATCCCTTTTCGGCTAAAGCATTTGTAAATAATAATTTTGCTTCTTCAAGTGTTTTAGAATCTGGGATAAAATAAAGTTTACCAGAAATCATAAATCGGCCTTGATAGCGGTTGCGTTTTTTATTAAAGGATATTCCCACAACTCCAAACTTACTATTTTTCATTTTTGAGTGAATAACATTTCCTCTTCTTGTAGTCCATTCAAGATTTTTAAAGAAATTATTGGTTTTGTCTTCATCCAAATGATTTACTATGTCCCCATTATTGAAATTTGGAACAAAGTGCCTAGCAACCAATGAATGAACTGTAAAAGCCGTTTGCTTGCAGTTTTTCCATAAACAAGCCATTGCATATTGCTTGTAAATGGCCAATGGAGTATTTTTAATTTTCCCAGTTAGGGTTTTGCTTTTATAGGAGATGAAACGATCATGTGAAAATATGCGGCCAAAAGAACTAATTGAGTAATGGCCCTCAAACCCTTCTATATCTTTCCATTCTTCCACATAAAGAACTCCGTCATGCAAACGGGTGAGTAATTCAACTTCTTGAATATTCATAAAATTTAAAAGCCCAGTCAAAATGGGTAGAGGTCCAATTCAACTAGGCTTTAAAGGTTTTACAACCAAAATCTTTAATCGGAAAGCCTCTACTCTTTTCGATGCGCAAATTTAAGTTTTATCCGTATTTTTACAAAAAAAAGTTATGAACAATTGTTTAGATGGGTTTATTGGCCTCCGGGGTTGCTCGACAGTTGAACCAGAATCAGGGGTGTATATCAATCAGTATCCTGGAATGAGTACGGAACTACTTGACAAGGTTGCATCGTCCGATCAAGTGACATTCGCCCAAGTCTGGAATGATGTTCAGCAGACGGCTTATCTGCAATTAAAGACGGGTGTTCAAAAGGCATTAAAAGATTTTGCATCGGCCCGATTGGATCAGGTTCTATTCCAGACTTCCAAGTTATTCGTTCAGCAATGGCAACAAATAAATCCAGTTCCGGCTGAAGCAATTTACAAAGGTGTATTCACATCAATTGCAGGATCGAAGTATGCCGCCTTGAGGGTCAAGAGAGCCTACATCTACAACTCCGGCAATGTGGCCGTTGATAATGTGGTGATCAAGTTCTTCCAATGTCAAGACGGAACGGTATTGTTTGAAAAGACGGTGACGGTTCAACCAGGTGCGAACTTCATCATTATCAATCAGACCTTCAATCTGGTCTTCGACAAGATCAACATTGCGATGTTGGTTGATTGCACGAATCTACCAACCTTAACTGGTCAATTTATTGACAACGGCTCTTGGAACTGGCAGGGCATGGATGCTCAATGTGCATCTCGTTATTATTCATGGTTGAACACATCCGGTTTCAATATTTTCCCGGTGACGGCCCCTTTGAATTACGGATTAGGCGAACAATGGAACAACGATTGGAGTCAATCGGCCATCTATTGGGATGCTGAACTCTTATGCTCATTGGATGCCTTTATTTGTGGCCAAAGGGAGTTCTTAACTGAATCATGGGGTAATCTTCTTTGTGCCTCAATCTTGCGCTATAAACTTGGTTCTAATCGGGTGAACTACTTCACTCAATCAAATCGGGAATTTACAGAAAGGGCTTATGTCTCATTTGAAGAGGGTTACAAAGAAGCCCTTAACAATTGGGCTGAACAGTTGAACCTTGCCAATGAAGGACTCTGTTTCGATTGCGATGATCAGGCCATGATTTCGACATCAGGCAGAAGGCCATAAAAAAAACCGGACTAAAATAATCCGGCCTTTATTCGTCTAAATCTGTTCACATTTTAACTAAAGGATTTTGTAGCCTTCATGACCGCCCCATGCCTGATAGACATTGTTGGTGTTGCCTCTGAATATGCAAGCCCATAGGCCCGTGTTTCCGGTTGTTATTAACAATTTATCCATTTGCGATAAGGCAATCAAAGCCGCAATGAAATCAACAAGAAAAGCAGATCGGTTTGTCGGCATTACATATTTTGTTGAATCCTTGTTAATCATTGGAATTGATCGGATTCGCAATGTATCCGGAAATTTGGATCGCCAAAAATCAAAAAACTCAACCTCATCCGTCTGAATAAACCATTTCTGTGAGCCGCTTTCAAGGGCCATTTCATACATGGTATCATAGCTAACCAAAGGAACCTCAGTAACCTTGTCATTGCCTCTGTAAAGGACACCAGAACGACCCTGCATTTGATGAAAGAACTCCAATGCCCTTGAATTAATCCGGTCTGACATTTTACAAACCTTTGAAGCCAGAATATTGAGTTTATCAATCGGTAGTTCATTATACCATCCAAATTGCCAACCATGATCAAAATTCACATAGTCTGATTCAAAAGGTTCAACATAATATCCAAAAACTAATTTAGACAAATCCTGATTCGGAATTAATTTGAAGAAATCGAACTGCAACTTTGAATCAACCAGGGAAGGCCATTCTTTATGTTTTTCAAAAAAACGACAAGCATCATGAAGCCTGACGGAAAGGCAAGAGGTAGCCCCTGACCCGTGTTCAACGATTAAATCCATACTTTACTCTAAAAGGTGCGTTTCGATATTGGTAATGATACAAAGGCTTTGAGATATGGTATTCTGTTTTGATTAAACCGGACTTTTTGAGCCTTTTTGAAAAGTCATAATCCTCGCCATATCTCACATCAATAAACCCAATTTGTAAAGCGATTTCTCGCCTGATTGGAACCTTGTGATAAGGGGTTCTGACGTAATCATAACCATCAATCCCATCCAACCAATCTGTATAGTTATTGCTGACGTTGGCCCTTCTGCCCTTGGTTCCAGAACATGAAATCTCAAAGGTTATGCAGTCTGGTTGTTCCTTAATGCCTCGCCAAATTTCAGCCAGATAATCGGTCATTACGGCATCATCAGAATCAATTGAAACAACGTATTCACCTTTGGCTTTCTGGTGCATTCTCTGACGTTTTGCGCCTATTGAGACTTCTTTGTTATCCATGTCCACAATGATTTCAACCTGATCAGATACGCCCAAATCATTAATTTGATTCTGAACATTTTCAACCAGTAAATCCGTCATCCGTTTCCGGTCAATTGTGGATGGTATCAGGATCGAAAGTTTACAATCCATAAATCAGATTCTCAAAGTTCATGTGAATTTGTCTCATCCCGAAATGCCGGAAAATCGAATGAAATGCTGATTTCAAATCCTTGTTTGAGTTCCATTCTACACAAACCAGTTTCGTTCCCATTGCTTTCAGGTCCATCTGATTCAGGATAAAGTAATCCAGTCCTTCAGCATCAATTGAAATGAAATCAAATGTCTCAACTCCACATCCGGCATAAAATGACGGCCATGTAAGTACATCAACTTCTGATTCGACAAATTGCTCTGTTCCTCTCCACCGTTTCATTTCATCCGGTTCAAGAGTTGAAAGCAATCCTGAATCGCCCTTATTCAAGTGTGTGCCTGATATATGAAAAGGCATTTTACCGTTCTCTTTGCCAATTGCGCATTCGAAGACCAGAACTTTTGACTTGTCATAAAGCGTTTCAAGTTTCTGGAATGGATCAGGTGCAGGTTCAACACATACACCAGACCAACCAGACAAGGCTAATGCTCTTGTGTTGGATAAGGTCTGCCCATCATTGGCCCCGATGTCAAGGAAGCATCCTTCCGGTTGATTCTTGAAGTAATCCAGGATGATCTCCTGCTCGTTGTTTTGTGAAAATATCATGTTAAATCAATTTTGAAATATCCCGTATTAAGCGTTTGTAAAGAATTTCATCATGCTTCCAAAACCGATCATTTGCTTTGTAAAGCGCATCTGATTGAGATTTCCCATAACTGGCATGAAGATGATCAAAAATTACATCAGGAATGAATTTATAGCATCCCCTGGCTTTTGCCACATCTTGAGCAAGGTTGTCGCAAAAAAAAGATTTGAATCTTGGGTCGTAAATAAATTTGTCCCGTTTTAAGTAATCCTGACCAATGATTGATAAAGTGCAAAGGGCATCAATCGGATCGTGGTTCACATCCCTGAAATGCAAAAACAGATCCGTATCGCCTTTGAACATGAATGCGTCTTCAATGATCTTGTCAAATCCTTTGACCGTGAAAACCTGATCATCCGAAACATTGACCAGAATATCCCAATGGGTAAAATGCTCTAAATCCCGATTAATCGCATCAATCTTGTTTCTGGATTTGCCATAAAACGAATGCATTTCAATAAAAAAGTGTTGATTAATCCATTCTTTAAACTCTGGATTATTGACCGTCTTATCGTCTTCATCCAATGTTAAACAGATTAGGTAATCGGGGTTGACTGCCATTTCCTGAATGTTCAATAGGGTTCGTTTAAGGTTGTCGGGCCTTGAACGTGAGGTGACTTTATAAAGGATTTTCATGATTTCAATATTCGTTGTTCAAAAAAGTCTCTATGTTCTGGAAAGTTGGATGTAAACATCCTTGAATACATGGATGAATAGTTATTATTAATTTTAAAGTCTTTGCCGCCTCTAATCGCCGTATTAAACCGGATTGAATGTAGGATGGCATCAGCACTAAAGTGTTGTCTGCCGACCTTTATAAGTGCAAATGTAGCCTCTTTGAACTGGTTCCAGATGTCTGGATTCTCAGCGTGATACCGTTCGAATTTGGCCTGTTTGGGATCGGGGGTGAATAGGTTAAGCTGGCTCATTCGACTTCTACATAAAGAGTACAAAATGGACCTATACCATCCATACACCACCATGCAGGTCCAGTAACAACCAAATGAGATAAACGATATGAGTATTTATCAAAATCTTCTTTTGATACTTGCTGCTTTTCTTCCTCGCTTAACATTTCGTAATCAAGAAAAAAGTAATCATAAATTGTATCTCCCGACCTTGGAATTAATGGAAAATCAACCCATACACTTAATGAAAATGGGAAAAGATCATTTTCGAATATTTCAATTAGCGTTCTCATACCATTACCCGTTTATATGCCTACCATTTCCAATATGCCGCACGAATCCTTCCAATAATGTCGCAGCCCGAAACCCATGTTTGAAATATTGCTTGCCGACCAACTGTTCAGCTTGCAATGGGTTCGATGGACTCCAATGAATATCAGCGTACATACCATTTGGAAAAAGTTTCTGGTAATCTGCCAAACGACGAAGACCAGGGTTTAGACTAAATCCTTGCCAGACACCTCTGTAACCCGTCTTCATCATCTGGTATTTAACACCGTCAGAAGTCTTTTGAACAATCCCGATACATGGATGACCATTGCGATCATTGGGCGAACGTAGCCAGACTTGCATGATGTTTGGCTTTTCTTCCAAAATCGAAAGTGACCTTTGGATAAATCCGGTCTTAAAAAACTGAAAATCATCTTCTTGATGAAAGATATAAGGGGTTTTGACCTTTGAGTAAAGAAAGTCAATCGCACCTATTTGGCCCCTTTTGCCATGATAAATTTCAAACTCCCATTCACCATTTAGGCAATTGGTAATAAGGTCATAAAGGATTGTCTTGTACTGATCGGTCAAATCCTGATCCTCATAAATAATCAACTTTTCTGGTTTCGGACCATCCCAAAACTGAACGAGACTTTTGATTGTGCGTTCAAGTAAATCCCACCTCCCGCAAGAGGTCAAAGCGATCGTTATTTGGCTATTTTTTTCTCCAAATAAATCCATGAGCAGACTTTGTTTTGTTGTTTAAATTATTTGAAAGGCTTCCTGAATTATACCCAAATTCACGAACGGCATCCATTAACCCGTCCCACTCTCGAATTAAATTACCATTCATATCTAATTGAAGGATTGGGGTAGAAAATTTATATTCTGCGCCCCTTTTATAAACCCGAAGCCCCGTTTGTAATGCGTGCAATAAATTATCTCGACAAGTAGACCATTTTAAATTGCTGTAATGGTTATTCTGCTTATTGCCGTCTTCATGGTTTACTTGGGGCAAATTTTCTGGGTTTGGAACAAAGCAAGTAGCTACAAGCCGATGTGTTTTAAAATTATGGGTAACGGTATTTTTACAAATGCTAAAAATCAAATACCCTCCACGATCTAAATAAACTTTTTGCTGCTTCCCCTTGTAAAAGAATCTTCCATCTTCAGAGACCACAATTTCAATTCCATCTTTGCCAAAATATTTTCTTTCTTCCATACAAAATTTTGGCTCTACCTCAAAGGCGTATCCGTCTGCCGGAAGTAGGCAAAAGGCAATGAGGCAGAGACCAAGATTTTTGATGTTTTCATAACGGATACGCAATGCAAATATAGTAAATTTTACTTCCTTTTCCATTTGCTTAAATTGCTTGTGTGTGTAATAATTGAATCTCTGTAATCGCCAAACCGACAAACATTGGCCGTTCCATCTGGATCAATCGAAAGAACAACAACCTGTGAATCCTGACTAATAACACGGCCCTTTTCCCCTTGGATAAATCCTTTGGGGTAATACACCTCGTACTGCTTAATCGGTGAATCCATAGTGACGAAGGATTGAAGGGGCCAAAGCATAAATCAGGAATAAGATCACGCAAATGGTGATCATTAGCCAACTGAAGAGGCCCAAATAGGACTCCTTCAGTTCGTTTCTGGTTTCGGTTAGGAAGCATCACTCAAAACAAAATATTGGTTATCAATAATTGTAAGGTCCGTTCCTTTTTCAAAAATGCCGCAATCGGATTGAAATGCCTCTTTTTGAAGCATGATTGCCAGTTTAGTTGTAAACACATGGACGAACAATTGGCAATTACCAATCTCTGAATATGAACTAATAAGGACGTTTTTCGATTCTGTTTGATCGTTGATCTTTGACAAGCTAATTGTTCCACCAAATAGCTTTACGGCTTCTTGAATTTGTTCCAATGAGCCTTCCTGAACGGAAAGGTTATTCCTGAATTCCGACTGCGCTAAAATCGCTACTGCGGTTAGATGATTGGCTGATGGTTTTGTTTCCATTTTTGTGTTATTTTGTTTGTCCGACAAATATAGAATAATCCGTTTCTTATTTGCAACAAAAAAATAAAATAAAATGCCAAAGTATAATTCACTTCAAGCGTTTGCAGCTCAACAACTGGCTAATTTTCAGAATGCTACGGATGCCAATAAGGTACTACGTCAGGCTGTAATTATTACAGTTCCTGAGATGAAACGCAGAATTCAAAACGATGGTAAGAACTCAGGAGGGGTGAAAATGCGTACTAAATCATCTCAAAAATACGGTGCTTATTCAAAGGCATACGGACGGTTTCGAAACAAGAAAGGCCGACAAACGGCAATCATTGATCTGACCTTTTCAGGTGCAATGATGGATTCATTAAAGGCCGGACCGACCGGAGCAAATAGCTATGGCATCGGGTTTTTGGGGCCTGATGAGTTCAAAAAGGCCGGATACAATGAAGATAAGTTTGGAGTTATCTTTGACCCGTCCAAATACGAACAACAAATTGCTCTCGAATCAATCAATAAGGCCGCACAAAAACTACTTTCAAAATGACAATCAAATCCGATATTCAAAAACTGAACGATAAAATCTACACCATGTTTGGCAATCAATGCCTGAATTATGGTGAAGGCCATGAGGTCATCTTGGAAAACGAAGGTGCTAATTATGCGTCCATTTCAGGTAATCAACCTTGCTCAGTCAATGATAACTATGATCTGGTTATGTTTTACGTCAGGACCGGATCTGAACCAACTGGCCAATTAAAAGGTGGCAATCAGACCATTTTAAGTCGGAACGTATCGTTCAAACTGATTGGCAACGCCAAAGGACCGGATGCTGAATTCAATCTTGCCGTGTTGGTGAATTCAATTGCAGGGATTAAATACACCGGAACCGACAACAATGCAAAATCAGTTGCTCAGACCTATTTCGGGATTTCGGAACACAACTTTGAGTCCTTTTTCTTCTCAATTGATTTTACGAACGTAGAAACGATCATTTGCCCTAAATGCTAAATCATGGCTGAAAAAAAGTTCAAAACAAAAGTAGCGGGTAAGATGGTCAAATTTGGGGCAAAGGGTTATTCCATTTCTCCAGGTACTCCAAAGGGCGACAATTATTGTGCAAGGTCATCCGGCATTAAGAAGTGCAAGAATCCACCATGTGCAAACGATCTAAGTCGTAAGGCTTGGGGTTGTCAAGGCAAAAAGTCGGTAAAAAGTGCCGCAAAGAAATTCAAGAGAATTTAAGTAAATTTGCATTTATGGTATTGCCATTTGATCGGACTTATGTAATCTCTTTGAAGAAATCAACAAACAGGCGAACGCATTTGTTTGAAGAATTTAATCGGATCGGTGGTATTACGGATTCATCTGATTGCGGTCCTGTAATTGTGGATGCCAATAACGGTTGTAAATACAGTCACCATGTAGACAACTCAACCAAACGGATCAACCGGAAGCAGAACATAAGTCAAGGCGAAATCGGGTGCTTTGCGTCACATCGAAATGTCTGGAATTTGTTTCTGGAATCGGATGCTGAAAGCTGTTTGATTCTCGAAGATGATGTCCGGTTTGGAATCAACTTTCAACATCTGATTGAGAACTATGATCAGTTGCCGGAATTCGATTATTTGAACCTTGGATATATTACCAACAACAAATCTATAAAGAACGAATTCACACGGATTTTGCCGGACAAGTTCGACCTATTGCATTCTGGTTGTGGTATGTGGCTTACGCACGCTTATGTCATAAACCGTCATGCGGCACAGGTATTTCTTGACGGAACACAAGTTCAAACAGGTGGGATTGACTGGCAATTAACCGGATTACAGGACCGTATCAAATCAATCGGGTTTCAAGGTAATCATGTGGCTACACAAGCCAAAACAACACTCTGCAATCCTTCATTAATCAAGCACACTCAATAAGTGAATAACTATGTCAGATAAATTAAATTACATCCGTCAGGCGATAGCCAAGGGTGAAACACGGGTAAATGTCGTAAGGACACGAACCAACAGTTCAACAGGATCGGTTGAAATTGATGCGACCATTTCCGTCAATGCTCAAACGGCATTAAAGTTGCTGACCATGCCATTCAACCAAAGGCCGTTAATCTGGAAACGGATTCAACCTTTGGGATTTGATGCGAAAGGTTATGCAGGATCAGCCGGATCATATGAAAGGCCGGATACGAACCCTTTATCATTGGATAACCTAAAAGATGCCGTGATGGACAATCCGGAAGCACTTGAAGCAATCTTAGAAGCCGTAAAAGCAAAAAAGAAAGCTGAAAAAGAGGCCGCAAAATCATCTGAAACCACCGAATCCGAATCATAATGGCGAACGTACTGGACATAATCAAGGAATTTGCGGCCAAGGCCGGGATTCGTGACAATCAGGAATTTGATCTGGCCCTTGCCGGATCTGCTGCTGAGACATTGAAGAGTCTTGAACTGCCGGATTCAGTCATTGATGTGATGCGGACAAATCTGATGGACATCGGACAAGCCAAGGCCAATTTGGACCTTAAAAACCATTTCACGGGTCAGGCGTTCAATGGTCTGGAATCATCATTCTGGGATCAACTCAAAGCATCCGGTTTCGAAGATGCTGAAATTGAAGAAATCAAAGGGGCATCCAAATCAACCGGACAAAGGATTTCCAAGGCTCTCGAAAAGTATCAGGCCAAAATGGAAGATGCCAAGAAGCATAAGCCCGGATCAGATGAATACGTTCGGAAAATCGCAGAGGCTCAAAAGGCTCTGGAAGATACCAGAAATCAGTATGAATCGAAGCTAACAGAGACCCAACGGTCGGCCAACGAGAAGCTACAAAAATTCTGGATGCAAGGCAAGCTTGCAGGGATTCAATGGAATGATGCCATTCCTGAAATCGCAAGGGAAGCAACCTATAATGCCGCATTGTCTGCCCAATTGCAGAAGTATGATGCCAAACTTGTCTTTGATCCAGAAACGCAATCAGCCAGATTAGTGCAAGCAAAGGATGAATCATTGCCACTTGTGCTATCAGGGAAAGAATTTGGATTTAATGACTTGCATTCTGTAATTTTGCAGGAACATAAACTTATGAAGGAGTCAGGTGGTGGCAACCCCAATCCTTCAAACACTCCAAACTATACCCCACCTAATAATAATGGTGGTGGAAGCAATCAGCCAAAACAGCATCCGTTAATTACGAATGCTCTGGCGAACCTGAATATTCCTTCATTGGAATAATTCAGTAAATCACTTTTAAAATCGTGTCTACTGCTTTAAATAACATTAGCCTTGGGGTACTTACCTCATTAACGGCTAACATGATCAACAATGCCGAGACTGTCGGAGTAAATACCGGAGCCTTGGGAGCATTAAATACTGCTGAGAACCTTGCTACTGGTAAAATTATCCCGTTGGCAAATGACGATGGAACCGGAACGCAGAAACAAGTGCGTGTTGTTACCAAGCAACGCCAAACGCCAACGGATACCATTTCTTCAAAGGATTGTACACCTGGTTCTGAACTCTTGTACGAAGAGGAGGTTGTAACCATCTCTGACTATGTTGGTTCTAAGTTCTTATTGAACGAATCAACCGTTCGTCAGTATGATGCCTCTTATTCTGAACTGGTACGTTTGACCGGATCGAAAGACCCTCGTCAAATCGTTATGAAAGCCTCTGAATTGGGATCAGCAACAACTGAACTTTCCGTAATCCGTGAAATGTTCAGCGATTTCCAACTGACGTTTGATGCACAGATTCAGGCCGTGAACAAGAAGATTCTTGCTTATGCTCTTGCCGCCAAAGGTACTTATGTCGGTGGTGCTACATCGAATTCATATGCGGTTCAGAATGGTGCAACCTATGCCAATGGTGCAGGATCAATCAATCCAGGTGAATTGATGAGATTCCGTCAAGATATGAGAAAGACCAACTTTAATGGAACTCCTCACGTAATCTCTGGATTTGGTGCTTTGGATCGTATCTTCCAACAAGATTCACGTTACTTCGGACCGGGTGCAAATGGATTTGACTTTGCATCTGTACGTGCTGCTGCTGGTCAGGAAATGCGTCTTTTTCAAGATCAAAACGTGGTTGATGAATTGGGTGCTGAAAATGATGCAATCGTATTCATGCCTGGTTCAATGCTGTATCTGCCATTCATGCAGTACGTGGGTAACTATGGAGACATTGGAGTAATGAAGCGATTCACTATGCCAATTCCACAATTGCCAAACGTGAACGTGGATGTTCGGATTTTGCCAGATGAGTGCAGCGAGAACTATGCTGTCTTCATTGATCAGTTCTTCGAAATCTTCACCCCATCAATGGAGTTGTTCAAATCAACTGACCGTCTGAATGGCGTAAATGGTGTATTCGAAGCTGCGTTTACACAAGCGTAAGAATCGGAATTGTGTTTTAAAAAAAGAGAGGGGCCAAAAACCCCTCTTTTTTATTTCATTTTCAACCAAAATAATAACCAATTCTCAAATCACAAGTTCTCCATAAACTGCCAAGCCTTTTCGACTTTTGACTTTATCAGTTCAATATCTTCATCATTCCTTTGAATTACAACCGAATAAAGCCTTTCTTCTTTTGGAATGTCGTAAACCCATTCTTTGACGTTCAAATGTAGATCAAAATTCGGGTAACGCTTGATAAATGCCGGAAGGTCGTAAATCATGTTCCGTTCAACCATTGCAGCCCGTTTTTCAAATTCGGGCGTTTCTTCAAAATCAATCAAACGCATTGCATAACCAAGTTTGCGCAATTCATCCCGTATCAGGTCGTCAGTAGCGTTCAGAAGGCAATAACGAAGTCTGGCTTCCTTTGCACCCGTCAGCATCATGTAGCCCTGCATTTGCCAGTAATAAAGGTCGTTCAGTTTCTTGTGCTTCGTCCGGTTGAAAGTGAACACATCCCATGAACATTTCGTGTCTTCAATGAAGTCAGCATTCTGGATTGATTCGCCAATAAACAAATCAGGTGTTCCAGAAATCCATTCGTTTGAAAGCGTTTCTTCGTTTTTTTTGTGGAAAATTCCAGTTTGAACAGAAACCAGGGTGATTGCATCTTCTTCCAACGCATTGCCCTTTTCGATATACTTTGAATAAAGTTCTTCATTGCGCTTGTATTTCCATTGAGTAAATACATCCACAACATGAGTTTTTGCACCTTCTGAAAGGTTGCCTGAATCTTTGTCGGCTTTTGTTTTCGGATCAGTCATTAAGTGACCAAGGCCCGAACATCTGAATTTAGGCTTTTGCATCTGCTGAAACAATAAAGATTCTGTGATTCTCAATTACTGGATGCAATTCAATTCTCAAGTCATCTGAAAACTGTTTCAGGGCTTCTTCCAGTTTTTCAACCGTAGTAGTGTTCTCAATCATTTGCTTTGCCCGTTCAAATTCATGGTTGATTTCCGGTTCAGTATTATCTGAATAAGCAACATCCAAAGTATCCGGATCTGAAATTACTCCCTGATCGGTAATGACGGCCTTTTGCATTTCAACCGATAATGGAGCAAACTTTGAAAGAAGGAGTTTTAAGACCGTTTTAAGGGCCATTGATTCAAAATCATCCTTCCATAAGCCGGAACCTCTTTTAAAAGTCTGACTGAAGCGCAAACCGTGTTGTTTGAGTTCCTCAGTCGTCATGTAAAGAGTCTTTTGAAATCCGTTCAAGAGTTCAAAATATGCAGCGTAACCAATCGGACTTCCTGACTTCTTTACTTTGAAATCAAATACAAAGCCGGTCAAAGGGTTTTCTTCAATCAATTGGCCTTCATAAATCGGACTGGAAGCAATTGTTTTGAATTGTCCAGACCTTTGAGCCAGTTGGATGAAACCCCTGTAACCCATCTGGAATTGCGCATCCTTTCCGTAAGGTACAATGTATGCAAAGCCTAAATTGTTGTTTATTGGCAGGTCTAAAGTTGCCGCAACACAGGCCGCATTGAATACGGATTGAGGACTTGCATTTTGCAGGTAGGAGTTATTACTGACAATCTGCAATACAGAAGTCATAAACGCTGAAGAACGCTTTCCTAAGAGTTCTTCAAACTTTCGCTTAACAGAATCTTGCTGAAAAAACTGTTTTGCTGTTACTTGGATGTTTGACATATTTATTTGAAAAAATGGGGCCGAAGCCCCAATTAAATTTAATCTTCGATTTCTACTTCTGCCCTTTCTTTAATCCACTCTTCAAAAAGGTCTATTTGATCTTTTGATAATTCGCTGATCGGAATTTCATTTCCATCTGGATCACATACTGATGTTATATCAATGGATTGAATTTCATACTCTGGACTCCCTTCGTCATAATACATGGAACCCCAATATTCGTATGCGCCAATCCCGCTATGACCAACATACTTCCATTCTACTTCTGCGATTACTGTGTAATCTTCAATTTCAAATTCTACTTCTGCCATTTTGATTTCTTATTTTGATTGTCTGACAAAGATAAAACAATTCTTTCTATTTGCAACAAAAAAAAGAAAATAAAACAAAAAAATAGGTCAGAAAATCCGACCTAGTTTAATTCATCCCAAGATTAGAGTTACCCACATGAAGCCTTTGAACGAGGGCCACGTTTGCCCATATTGCTGACTAATTCAGCCGCAATTCGTTTGTTCTTATCGTTGTCAATGAGTTTCGGCTTGCATCCTTCAATCTTATCGGCCCAATCGAATAGGTCCGCATTCTTTGAAATCGTATATTTTGGAACGCCATAAATTCGGAAAAACTCCGTCACGGTTAGCGTTGTTTGTATCTGTGTCTTTGCCATATCTATTTTTCAGATTTGCAAAGAAAAGTAAAAGTGAGCAATTTGCAAGAAAATATAAATGCCGGGTTTCAGTATGGAGTTTTTGCCAGTTAAAAAGATTGGGCCTTTTGCCCCGTATGTTGGATCAGAGGATAACTTCCAGAAGGCCGTGGCAAGGTACCTGGATGCCAAAGGAGTTCTATGGTTTCATTGCCCCAACGGTGGACATAGGAACGTAGCAGAAGCCGCTAAACTCAAAGCGATGGGAGTCAAGGCCGGAATCCCCGACATCCTGATTCTGGAACCGAGAAAGTTTTGCTACGGGTTTGCAATCGAATTAAAGGTAGGTAAAAACAAATGCACGGACCACCAAAAAGAGATGCAACGGCACTTCATTGCCCACAATTGGAATGTGCTTGTAAGCTACTCTCTGGATGAAGTGATCTATGAAATTGATAAATATTTAGCCCGATAATTTGCAACAGAAAAAAAGTTCTGTTTTATTTGTCGAAAATTAAAACAAACAAAAAATCATGGGAACAGTAGGTAGTAACAAGGCCAAAAGAAAGTTCACCTTGGAAGAGTGGAAAAAAGAAGCTGATGCGGCCCGAAAGAGGGCAATTTATTGGAAGAAGCAATCCGACCAATGGGAAGGTCGTTTCTTTCTTGTCCAGGATTCAATCGGTGGTGAAATCGAGACTATCAACAAGAAACTTGAAAGTGCTGAAACACAACTAAAATGGTCGCATGATGCCAACAAGGAATTGAAGGCATCCAATATCGACCTGAAAGGAGCAAATGATGAATTGGCGGCTGATGGGTCAAAATATCGTCTGGAAATCAAACTTTTACAAGAGGATTTGGACATTGAAAAGCAGTTCAACGAACGACTGCAAGACGATCACAACGTCCTCAAGAACATTCAACGCCACACGGCCATTCTTGGTTGGGCCGGATGGATATTGTTTTTTGTAGCTCTTTTTGGGTTTATTTTCTTTAAGAGTTGAAAATGATTTAATTATATTTGCAATGCCGAAAGGCAATCGGGGTACGAGCCGATTCGAAATCTTGGTTAATCCAAACAAAAGCCTGAATGAAGGAGTCTCGTACCTCCCGATTTCGGGCTTTCTTGTTTTATGGCAAAACGATTCATTGACACTTCCTTTTTTAAAAGTCCATTTGTAAGGGGCTTGAAAGGGGCTTATAAGGGTCTTTATTTATTTATCATTTGCGATTGTGACGGTTCAGGAATTTGGTCTGCTGATTTTGAAGCAGCCAGTCTTTACATAGGGCAAACGGTCGATCTTTCTGGATTTCAAAAGTTTTTTGTCGAAAAAGGCAAAGCAATTGATCTTGAAAACGGAAGGTATTTTTTACCGGATTTTATTGAACATCAATATCCAGGTGGGCTTTCTGAAAAAAATATTGCTCATAAAAACTTTATTGCTGAATTACTGAAATTCAACCTATTGGATGAAAATTTAAAGCCCCTTCAAAGCCCCTTCAAAGGGTCTAAGGTAATGGTAATGGTAAAGGAAACGGTCAAGGTAGAGGAAAAGGTAATGGTAAAGGCAGAAAGCGAAAATTCAGAATTTGGATTTTTTGCTCCATTGATTGAACGATGGATTGATTATAAAAAATCAAGAAGGGAAAGCTACAAGTCCGAAGACGGAATTAAAACCTTTGCAAAAAAGCTATTTGAATTTTCGAACGGGGATTTTCAATTGGCTGAAAAAATCATTGATCAATCAATTGGTAATAATTGGGCCGGAATATTTGAGTTAAAGCCAACATCCGGAACCGGATCATCATTTTTCAATCAGCCCGTGAAAAAATCAAATGAGCAACTTTTAATGGAATCACTCGAACGATTAGCCAATTCAGAAAATGGAACAGTCTAGGAAATTATTAGGAACCGGAGCAACATTGACTTTTGTGAAAGACAAGCCCGGACGAATTACTCATGAATTTGCCGTTGATAAAAAGATGGTTATCGCTCAGTTATCGGTGGCAATGTATAAAGCTTACGAAATCCTTGGAATCAAAGGAACCGAAAAGATGGAAGAGGCCGCAGAAGCCGCCCTGAAAAAGATAATGGAAGTCTATCCTTCTGCATGGGTCGCTGACATCCTGAAGGCTCTGGAAATGGCCTCATTCGGGCAAATCAAGATTGAAGGACAATTGACAAACATAAGTCCGGCCAATATTTTCAATTGGTATAAGGTTTTTCGGGCTGAACACATGGATAAATCGGTCAATCCTATGCTACCAATCCGAAACGCAATGCCTGAACCGTCCGAGGTCGAAAAACAAAATTTAATCCGTGATTTCTTCCAAAAAGGAATTACCAATCCAGATTCAATCATCGGTGGTTTTGATGCGATTTTCAAAAAGTTCATTGCCATGAAATTGTATTCCGTTAATGCTGAAAATATGGAAACGGAATTTCGTAAGCAATTGGCCCGTGTTGCATTTGCTTTCAAAATCGAATCGGTAGCCGACCAAAAAAGGAAAGGTCAGTTGCTTCAGTTGCAGAACTTGGTCAATACGGATTTCAAAGAGAAAATTGATTTCAAAGTTCTCCAGGCGAATGAAAGCCTAAAAGATGCCTTCGTTTTGGTTTCTGAAACCGTCAAAAAGGAAATTGTCAAAGAGATCATGAAAACAAATACGGTTGAATCCGTGATGGCACTTTATGACAGGCAATAAATCCGGCAATTCCAACTCCAAAGAAATCCGGCTGATTGAGCAAATGATTGAATCGGTTATTCGGAAAAGAGACCATCACTACGACAAGGCCAAAGAATTAAAAACAAAAAGCCAGATTCAGGAACACAAGGCCAATGCTGAATTTTACGATTGTCAGATGTGGATGCTGAAAGATTACAAACGATTAAAATCAAAAGAAATAAGCTATGCAGCACTACCAAAAAAAGATTAAAAAGATGTCCGAGTACAACGGAATTCGAAAAATAACCGCAACATTCAACGATGAACAGATGGACCGATTTCTTGCCGTTTTCGGGCAAATGAACCGTTCTAAGCTGATTCGTGACTTGCTTATGAAAGCCGTTCGGGAAAAAGAAGAAGAAAATAAATTGCAACAAAATGAAAAAGATTTGTAGCTTTGTCGAAACGAACAAAAGAAAACATGACAAAGCAAGAATTTTTAAAAAGAACAGGATTGACAGAAGATCAATTTTCTGGCAAAGAAAAATACAGCGGATCTCTCTATCTGAGTTCACTCACCAGTATTCCAGAGGGCTTCAATCCAACGATAGGCGGTTATCTCGATCTGAGATCACTCACCAGTATTCCAGAGGGCTTTAATCCAACGGTAGGCGGATCTCTCTATCTGAGTTCACTCACCAGTATTCCAGAGGGCTTCAATCCAACGATAGGCGGTTATCTCGATCTGAGATCACTCACCAGTATTCCAGAGGGCTTTAATCCAACGGTAGGCGGTTATCTCGATCTGAGTT